GACAAGCGCCGCAGATTTAGTGCGCACCGATTGAATGCCAGCAAAAGTTATCGGCTCGCCTAAATCACGCTTACCAATACCTGCTGAGTAAATGCCCAAGGGCGCACCCAGCCAATGTTGGCGCATCTTCTCGGCGTTTTGCTCGATCAATTCTTTAACGTGCGTCAGCATCAGGATTTTTGTCTCTGGCCATTGCTGCACGGCATCTTTGCAAAGCGCGGCCACAATGTGGCTCTTGCCCGAGCCAGTTGGCAGCACTAAACACGGATTACCTTTGTTCTTGCCAAACCATTCATACAGCTGATTGATGGTTCGTTGTTGGTAGTCACGGAGCATTAACCAACCACCCGCGCATTAAACTCACGACGAAACTCTGTCGCAAATTCATCAGGGTTAGCGCATACCGATGGGTTGGCCAGTATTTCTTTGGAGCCGAATACACTTTCGCTTGGCTCGCCGTTAATCACATCCTTACCATCGATCACATAAATGGCTTGCCACTCATTCGCGCTTTCCTTGCGCTGATATGGCACCAGATCGGGGTGCAATACGTGCGAATCACACCCTTCACGCTGCCACTCTGTCGGAATATCGTCAGCGTCATGGCGCTCGCACCGCCACGTTGAATTTTCTAATGCCGTACTGTTAGCGCACGTTCTGCAATTGGCGTGTTTGGTAATCTTGGACTCGAAACAAAAGTCATGCGCAGGACACCATTTGCATTGATACCACGTTGGGTCGGCTGATAATGGTTCTGGCATACGGTCAGCCAAAGCAATGCGTTTGCCTCGCGCTATGGCTTTCTCGGCTATGTCTTTATCAAACTTGATGCGCTCGGTATAGATGCGGTCATCGTCTTTGCAAACGGCCACATAAAGCGCTCGATCAATCTCAGTGCCAGCCATGTAAACCTGCATCTGTACAAAATGCTCTGGCTTGGATTCTTCAACACCCTTCTTTTCCACATCGTTAAACGACTTGGCGCTATGGGTTTTAAATTCGGCGACGTGTTCGGTCTTCGGTGCGCCTGGCACACCAGACTTAATTACACCGTCTAAGCTGCCCGATACGTGCGAGCCAAAGTCAACCCGCGATTGGTTGCCGGTCGTGCGCTGGATGTCGATACCAATGGCACGAAGGTCTGAAACAATCTGAGCCTCCTCAAGATTACCTCGGCGAAACATTCGCAAAACACGACCGTCAAAGGATTGCTGGACTGCCCAGCGAAACGACAGCCACAACCAACGGTCGCAAGGGTGACCCAATGTTGAAGCACCCAAGTGTGGCCGTGGCGGCTCCTGACGGCTTTCGTGGTGCTTGTCAATCAGGTTGGTGATGCTGTATTCTGGCTCTGGAATTTTCATGATTCCGATTCTCCTTCGTGTGGACTAGTTGGGCAGGGGTCAAACCCTGCCCTTTTTTTATTGCTTTTACTAAAAGGTGGGGTACTCGCTGCGTCTGTGGTGAGCGCCGTGCATCCACACTCGGTTCACGATTCACAGCATCCGCTTTCCCCCATAAATTAATTTATTACTTCTTCTGCCAAGGTGGCGCAGCCTTACCGCTTGCCGCAGCCTTTGCTACTGGTGCGGGTGGCGTCGATCCAGCAATGGCTTTAAAAGCCTTGACTTCGTTTTGGTCGCCGTACTGCTCGCTAACTTTGATAGCAATCTTGATAGAAAGTTGGCCACCAATCAGCTCGTCTGTGTCGGCTACCTTAGCAATGCCAATGGCTCGCATAATTTCACCCAATTGCTGGCGTCCAATTCCCTCGGCTGTTGCGTTAGGGTTGCGAATGTTCAAGTTGCCAAAGACAATTCTGCCCTGATGCGTTGGGCCAATAATGTCATAGCGAATCGCAATGTACTGGCCAGTTCCTGCCTTGGTGTTTTTCAACTCCGCAGCCGTGATGCTGGCCGTGTACCAGCCGGCTGGCAGCGGCTCATACGATTTTTCTGATACAGGCATTGCATCTGCTTCAAAGGTTTGGTCTAAAAAAGCCATTATTCTTCTCCGATCATGGTGATAGTAAATGTTGGTCTGCCTGGCGTTGTGGTAATAGCGCCGAGCAAAGGTTTGGTAATGCTTTCATCTGCTGCTTTCCAATTAGCAGATGCAATCTCAGGTTTCCAACGAAACAGGCTGGATAAATGTTCCTCCAATCCATTAGCTGCCGCCAGTTCCTGCAACTTGTCGGCGTTGATCTTGCGGTTCATGCGGCCTTCGATCTTGACAACGTACTGGCCAACCTCGCGGTTTTGGGTGCCTTCAAAGGACTCGGCCACCTTAAAATGCTTAGTCAACTTGTCTTCAATCTCACGACGGTAGGACGTTGCTGCTGCTTCTTCCATTTTGGCAATCGTCCATTCCTTGGTTAGCGTTTCGACTTCGTTCATAGAATCCACTCCACGATGGTTTCAGCAAAGATGGCCAGAGCCATGACTATCGCAATATTGATATTCATTTCTTCGCTCCGATCTTATTAATGATTACCGTCAAGTCAGGCGCTTCCCAAGCCTCGAGTTTTCCAGAGCGATCTTTGGCTAACCAAAGGCCGTCGGAATCGCACATCAAGGCACGTTGGGCAAAGCCGTCGGCATCCTTTTCAACTCTAAGCGCCAGCACTTCGTCAAAGAAATACGGCAAGGATTGGCCGGTCTTGTTGCCTGGCATCGAAGGTGCGTACAAAATGCGCCCCATTTCATCCTGCGTCTTTTCCAGCTTGGCGCTCATGTAAACGTGCTTTGCTGGCAAGTCACGAAAGACGCGAATAATATCGGCCATCTGTTCCTGCATTGCTCCATACGCTGCTCGCGGGTCTTTGTTGACCTTTTTCTCATAGTTTAAGCACACCTCAGCGACTTCCGAAATGCTGTCTATTGCCACCGATTCAAACTGCGCAGCCTCGGCAGATTCAGCCAGCCATTTGTAAGCCTCTTGAAGCTCTGCCATCGTGGTGATTTCGATGTAAGGCAGCTCGGCATCCTGAATTGATAGGAGGCCACCCTCGGCGCTTAAAACGATTGGATTAGGCAGCGTTGGAGCAAGGGTAGTCTTACCTGCACCGGCTGCACCGTAGACCAACAACTTGACGCCATTGCCAGCTAAGTTGCCGGTGCTTTTTAGATTAATGGCCACGGCTCACCTCCGCATAGGTCAAATCAGTTGCGGCGTTCTCGGCGGCAGCCCAAAGATGCGCCCAATCTTGGGCAGTCTTGCCGCTTCCCACGGCTTTCACGTTGCAGTTGTGCGCAACCAGCACGGCGTCAACCTCATCCAAATGGATGTCGTGTTCGGCGTAAATGGCTTTCGCGTCTGTTGAAATCATCATGTACCTTCTCCTAAATGTCGCCGGTCAGGGTATCTGGTTGGCGATTGCTTGCAAGACTACCGAATACAAAGTAGGATGTCAACACTTTGATGTAGAAAAGTGACGGAGTAATATAAATGCTAACTTTAGAGCAAATTAGGAATAAATTACAGGATCGCCGACTTGGGTTGATTGTTAAGGCCACCGGCCTTCACTACAACACCTTGCGCGATGTTCGGGACAATTCTGAGGCTAATCCCACGTATAAAGTTGTTAAATTGCTAAATGATTATTTCTCAGGGACACTAAGTAATGGCTGACCTATCCAATATATTTGGCGGCCCTTGGTCACCACCACCGGAAAAAGTATTAGCCTCGCCAGAGCAGCAATTGATTGATGCGATGGTGGCAATTGGCTTGGAGCCGCCAGATCAAATACGGATGGACGGCAAAATCCACCGTTTTAAGTCTGGCACCAAAGGCTCTGGCAACCACGGCGATAAGCCAGGCTGGTATTTAATCTTTGGCGATGGCATTCCAGCCGGTCGGTTTGGTTGCTGGCGCATGGGCATCGAGCAGACCTTTCGCGCCGACGTTGGCCGTAAATTGTCCGACTCCGAGGAAATGACCTTTGTTCGGCGCTTGACCGAGGCCAAGACCCTGCGCGACGCTGAGATACAGCGCAAGCACGAAGTCGCCGCCGACACCGTTGAAAAAATATGGGTTGGTGGTGGCTTGGCCTCGCCAGATCATCCGTACTTGCAGCGCAAGGGCATCAAGCCGCACGGCTCGCGCATTACCGGCGACGGCAGGTTGATGGTGCCTTTGTATGGCACCGACGGCGTGTTATCGAGCATTCAGTACATTGATGGCGATGGGAATAAGCTATATCACCCAGGCGGCCAGACCGGCGGCAAATACCTGATGATTGGCACGATGGACGAGCCTGGCGTTTTGTATTTGGCCGAAGGCTTCGCCACCGCCGCAACGATCCACGAAACTACTAACCGCCCTTGCGTTGTGGCTTATTCGGCTTCCAACCTTGTGCCTGTTACCGGCATCCTGCGCGACACTTACGGCGTTCAGCAAAGCATCGTGATCGTGGCTGACAATGACGCCTCTGGCGTTGGCCAGCGCTACGCCGAGCAATCCTGCGCCAAGTTCGGCGCTGAAATGATCCTGCCGCCAATCCAAGGAGACGCCAACGATTACGTTAAAGATGGCCACGACCTTCTAGCCTTACTTAATCCACCCATCGAAGGCTGGTTAGTACCGATCGACGAGTTCTGTTCCAAACCCGCCCCGATTTCATGGCTAGTTAAGCGTTGGGTGCAATCGAATGCCTTGGTGATGGTGCATGGCCCGTCAGGTGGCGGCAAAACCTTCGTCGTTTTGGATTGGTGCTTGCGCATGGCCAGTTCTGTCCCTGATTGGTGCGGCAATAAGGTTAAAGCTGGCAACGTGGTCTATTTGGCTGGTGAGGGTCACCACGGCTTGCGCGGTCGCGTAGCCGCTTGGAAACAACACCACCAAATCACCACCCCAATCAATATGTGGCTATCAAAGGACGGCTGCGATTTAAATACACCCGCCGGTTATCTAAAGGTAGTGCAGCAAATCCGAGGCATCAAACAACCAGCCGCCATCGTAGTTGATACCTTGCACCGCTTTCTATCAGGGGACGAAAACAGCGCCCAAGATGCTAAGACGATGCTGGACTCATGCAATAACCTGATGAACGAGTTCGATTGCTCGGTCATATTGGTGCATCACACCGGCGTATCGGAAGAAGCGCAGCACCGAGCCAGAGGCTCAAGTGCGTGGCGCGGAGCCTTGGATATTGAAATATCGGTGGTGCCAAGCACGGACAGCACGCCAATGAAGCTGGTGCAACGTAAGTCGAAAGACGCCGAAATGACCGAACCGGTCTTTCTATCCTTGCAATCTGTGGCCATTACCGGCTGGAGGGACGAGGATT